GGAAGAAAAAAAAAAGAGGGAAGGGGGGGGAGAAAAGTACCCGCCGCCTGTCTGCATAGGAGGTCTATATGCTTGCAGATAACGCATTAACGACCCTCGACCGGATGAAGCTGATGCTGGGTCTTGCAGACATCGAAGACGAGAGAACGGATGAGATTATCACGCTGCTGATTAACAGAGCTTCATCGTGGATCGAGCGGCAAATCGGCAGGCATTTAGGCCGACACTCGTACCACCAGTGGTATGACGCAGACGGCCAGCAGGAACTCGTCTTGTTGGAGTACCCCATCATCAGCGTCGAGTACGTCAAGCAGGAGGGCAAGATTGTTGACCCGGAAACCTATGACTACGCTCAGACCGGAGAAATCGGGGTCATCTACCGAGACAAGGGATGGCTAAAGGCCGGGTATCGAAGGGGTCTGGCCTACGACATCGTAGCGCCCATGAGGGTCATCGAGGTTAGCTACACGGCTGGTTATGTCCTGCCGAAAGATGCTACAGCTGATGACCCTCAGACCTTACCTTCGGACCTTGAAGGGCTGCTATGGGATATGGTGTCGCAAATCTACACCAACTTGCAGAACGGCTCTCAGGGCCTGTCTTCGTTCTCCATCTCGGACGTGACTTGGAACTTCGACAAGTCCATTCCGGAATCGTGGAAACAGCTCATCAACCTGTACAGGAGGTATTGATATGCCGAATATTGATGCCATCCTCTCGGACTTCCTACGGCTAAAAGCCGCCTGTGAGGAAATGTCCAGCAAGAAGATTGTGGTCGGCATCGTCGGCGAGGTGGATTCCGAGGTTTTGAAGGTCGCAAGAATCCATGAGTACGGCACTGAAAAGATGCCGGAACGCTCTTTCCTCCGCGCCAGCTTTGACGCTGACCGGGAGAAGCTCGGTTCCCTTGTCTCCGAACAGGTGAACAAGGTGATTGATGGGAGGGCGTCTGCGACAGCCGCTGCAAACGCCATCGGCGCTCAGGCAGCGCAGATGGTCCAAAACTTCATTGACGATAACCGGGTCAAGCCGCCGTCCAACTTTTCCAAGAAGACGCAGCACACCACGCTGTACGAGACCGGTACGCACATCCGGGACCGCATCGCCTACAAAGTGGAGGAATGACCTATGTTCTACAACACTCCGAGACTTCCGAGGGCGCTGCTGCACATTCTGACGGTAATAAAGCGCACCTACGTGCGCGGCCCCGGAGGACAGTCAAAACCAGTTGATGAGACGGTCACGTCTTTCTGGGGCGTGGTGATGCCGCTGTCTAATTTGGACTGGAAGCAGCTACCGGAAGGGTCGTACACGCAGAACTCTCAGAAACTCTATACGGATGACCCCGTGGACATTGAGCCGGGACAAATCATCCTCGACACATACGACGGTCAGCAGTACACCGTCAAGCAAGAGCTATCCCACAACTCCATCCACCCGATGCACCGCTATCTTGTGGAGGGGGTGAAGAAGGCATGACTTTTGAACAGGCGCGGAACGTGATTGTGGCAGGGCTGGAAGCTCACCTCGGGCATCCGGTAAATCTCTCCGAGCAGATCGCTGATATGCCGGAGTTCCCGTACTGCTACTACAGCGTTTTGGCTCCGCGCATTTCCGACCATTGGTTCGGACTGCGTGAGGTGGTGAGCGAAGGCGAGGAGTTCAAGCTGGTTCGTTCTGAGCCGGTATCGGCCACGCTGTCCTTCACCTTTTGCAGTATGAACCGTGAAACTGATGACGGGTACGTCTTCGGAGAAGACGAGGCGCTGTCGCTGTGTGAGAAAGCCCATGGCTTTTTCCTGCTGAACGGGCGCAGTCTCTCGACCGAACACGGGGACATCGTTATCAGCAACGTGGGCGCTGTCACAAATCGCACCAGTTTTCTCGTGGAGGATTCCGTTCGCCGCTACGGGTTCGACATTCGCATTTCCTATGTGCGGACTGACGAAGTGCCGACCACCACTGTGCTGCGTCCGGGAGCCACCCCGGGAGACATCAAAACCTAAGAAGGAGGAACGCCTTATGGCAAAAGACGTAATCGTCGTGGTGCAGCGGGACGCGCTGCCCACCGAGAAGGAAAGCCTCGACATCCTGCTCGTGTCTACCACCGGCGAGTACCCGGTTGATACGTACCGCGACGTAGCGAGCGTTGAGGCTGTCTACGGGCCTGACGGCCCCTGCCCCAATGCAAAAATCGTTCGCAAGGCGACCACCCTGTTCAATCAGGGCAAGACCACCCTTGCGGAAACCCTTTTGGACAAGTTCAAGATTGTGAGCTTTGCCCCGCCCAACGCGTCTCCTGCGACCACGGCCTCCTTTGCCGTGACGTTCGCTGGTGCGCCATCCATCGAGGCCAGCAAGACCCTGTGGGCGCGGATTGGCGGGGATGACAAGGCAGTTGTCGAAATCACGACTACTGATGCTGTCACAACCGCAGAGCAGCTTGCAGCTCTGTTCGCCGACACCAGCTTTACCAAGGGCGGCAAGACCTACACAGCTGCCGTTGAGGGCGCTGTGGTGCGCTACACCGCCACTGAGGGCGGCGAGGCTGACACCATTCCCGAGATGGTGGACGTCTTCGAGGATGAGCTTCTGAGCGCCCCTGTGGTGGTCGAGGCGGCTGCCGAGTTCGTGAATGGCACGGACATGGTGAGTGCCGCTGATAACCTCATCAACGCCATCAAGCAGTTCCAGTCCGACGTGGACAACGATTGGTACTACCTGCTGACTGACCGGGACGAAGATGAGTATGTCATCGCCCTTGCCAAGTTCGCGGAGGCCAGCGAGCCGTCCGAAGCGGAGCTGGGCGCTGGCGTCGAGGACCACCGAAAGTTCTACATGGGCCAGACCAGCAACAAGAAGTTCGCCAGCGTGACCTCCCGTGCTGCTGTCATCTACACCGATGAGCAGTATCTGAGTGAGGAGCCTGACGCCTCCTACACCGGCAACGTCGGCCCGTTCTACCCGAAGTCCGTGACGTGGAAGTTCAAGCGCCCGCAGGACGGCAACGCCGACACCAGCGAGGGCGAGAAGCTCATCTCCCTGCCCAAGCTGACCGAGGGCGAGCGCGATGCGCTGCTGGAAAACCACGTCAACTATCTGACGGAGGAGTACAAGCGGCAGTACGTTAAGGACGGCACCTGCCTCGATGGTGAGTTCATCGACATCGTGCTCGGCGCGGACTGGATTGCAAAGCGGATGCGCGATCTGCTCTATGATATGCTGCTGGAAAACGCCAACATCAACTACGGTGATGACGGGTTCGGCCTTATCGCCACCGCCCCCGCTCAGGCTCTTGCCGAAGCTGCGGACGAAGACCACAACATCATCGCCAGAGACCCGGAGACCCGTGCCGGTGTGTTCACCATCAACATCCCGAAGTACGCGGACAGCACCGATGAGCAGCGCCGCAACCGTGTGATGCCTGACATCATTTGGGAGGCTCTGCTGTCCGGCGCTGTGCATCAGGTAAAAACCAAAGGCGTCCTGCGTGTGTCGCTGTAAGGAAGGAGTGAGAAACCATGTTGCAGACTTATGACCCCATGAAGGTGAATATCACCTACAACAACCGGCAGCTCCGTATGTTCGGTGACAGTATGTTTACCCTCGCCCGCGACGAGGATAACGTCACGCTGAAGAAGGGTGTGAAGGGCGACAGCACCTACATCCTGAACGCGAACAAGGCCGGCAAGCTGACCATCACGCTTCAGCAGGATTCTCCCGATGTAGCCTTCCTCGAACAGTGCGCGGAACGCAATGTGATGGCAAACCTCGCCATCACGGATGCCAACGACAGCGGTTCTATGTTCTTCGCGCAAAACGTCATGGTGTCCAAGCTGCCCGACAGGGCGAGAGCGAAGGAAGCGGCAGATGTGACCATCATCTTCCTGATTCCTGACATCATGCTCAGTAACTGAGCTGGGCAGTTAGGAGGCTATTCATGATTGAGAAAGTAAACCCGTCCCACCCGGACAAAATCGCTGACCGCATTGCCGGCGCGATTGTGGATTTGGCCTATCAGGTCCAGCCTGACCCGAAGATCGCGGTGGAGGTCCTCATCGGGCATGGCGTGTGTCACGTCATTGTTGAGACCTCTGCTCCGCTGCTCATGCCGGAGGCAGTCAGAGCCATCCACAACGCCATCCGGCGCATCGCAGGTCTCATCCAGATTGACCTGACCATCGTGCCACAGGACACCCACCTCGCAAACAACCAGAGCGAAGGGTTCCGCTGCGGCGACAACGGCATTTTCAAGGGTGTCCCACTCACGGACGAGCAGAAGACGCTTGCGGCGATTGCCCGCGACATCTACGCTGCCCATCCGTTCGACGGCAAGTACATCCTCGATGGCAACCGGCTCATCATCTGCCAGAGCAACGCTGCAAAGGCAGACCTTCAGCGGCTGTACCCGACGGCAGAAATCAATCCGCTGGGCGACTGGACCGGCGGCACCGATGTGGACACCGGCGCGACCAACCGCAAGCTCGGTTCTGACATGGCCGATTCCGTCACTGGCGGCGGGCTGCATGGCAAAGACCCGTCCCAAACGGACGGGGTC